GCTTGAGTTGCCCGAACGGCGTATAAGTGATGATGCCGCCGATTTCGTTGATCAGGTCCTCGTCGTCGACGCTGCCTTCCGGCTTGAGCCAAAGCGGGTTGCCCATTTCTTCGAGGATGCGCGCCTCGGCCGTCCGCTTGATGTTGTACGACTTCTGCGGCGTCGTCATGTCGGTCACAAGGCCGGTTGCGATGGCCGATCCTGGAACCGGGACGGCCGGGAAGAAGATATACGGAAATTCGCCCGGGTCCTCGGAATGAAGCAGTTCGACGCCGCCTGCAACAACGATCCGGCGGCCCTTCGGATACTGCTTGCACGGCAACTCCCAATAGTCATAGACCATGGCATGATTCGGGTAATGCCGCGGTTTCTGGCCGAGGCTGTCCGGGTAGAAGCTGTTGCGCATGATGATGTTGCCCTCGGTCTCGACCTTCTTCCCGAATTCGGCCTCGATCTCATCAACGTCAACCGGCCGCCGCTCGATCACCCAGCGGATTTCCTCGGGCGATTCGGCCAGTGGGTCATAGTAGATCGAGAGCTGATCCACGACCTTCGTCACGATCTTTCCGGCCTTCGTCGGGATGTTTTCGATGCCTGCCTCTTTTGCCAGTTCTGCGACCAGATCGTCGTCAATGGCAAGGTCAGCCCCCTGCGACTTGTCGACGTAGACCTTCAAGCTCGGCATGCCGTCGACCAGCATATAAAACTTCAGCCGGCGCGTCTTCGCGTCCATGTCGTCTTCCTGCCATTGGTAGGTCAGGAATTTCAGGCCGGCTTTCGCAACCTCGATCCGCTCGATGTCGTTGGTATCCGGTTTTACCTCGAGCTTGACGCGGTTTTTGCAGAGTTTCGCCAAAAGCGTCAGGACGGCCGGCTTGATCTTGTTGTACGTCAGGCGCCGCTCGCCCGGGCGCAGCTCGGGCACATAAACGACCTTATTGACGCGGTCCCAACTGATCCATTGCCGGCTGTTGTAAAAGGCGCGGTTGATCTGGATTTGCCGCAGAACGTGCCAGTCCTCGGACTCCTCGAAGCGCTCCATCACGAACTGCACGGAGTCCTGACCTTTTTTCTTGAACAGTTTCAACATCTCACCCCCACGCCGTCAGGTGCGGCGCGCAATATCAGAACAAGGCGTCAGGGTCGCTCGGTGCATTCGGTTCTTCCGATTCGCCCGGTTCCGCTGGTTCTTCCGGTTCATTCGGTTCATCCGGATCAGATTCCGACTCCGCAGCCTTCGCCTGTTCCACGAGCTCGCGCAGCCGCTCCGTACTCCAATTCTTCTTGAACTCGATGTCGCGTTCTGTGAGCCATACCTTGAGCGCTTCGCGTTCGTCAGGAGCTTCCGGATCATCCGGCGGCGCATCTTCCCGCGCTTGTACGTCAGCCTCCGGCGTGACCGTGATCACGTAACCCGGCAATACGAACTCCCGCACCTCAAACGGCATGAAGTGGATGTCCGGGTGCTTCGTCGGGTCTTGGCCGATCCGGCGCGCTTCTTCCGCAGATTCCGCCGAGACCAGGCGGCGCAGATCACCAATGCACAGTTCGAACAGTTTCATGGGTCATCGTCCCCCTATGAGATAAATTCCGGCGGGCGTTCCCGCTCGTCCGGCGGCTGCTCAAGTTTCTTCTCCAGCAGCGCTTTCCGCGTGTACTCACCGAAGTTCGGCGCCTGGATACGGTCGAGCAAGTCCTTTCGTTCGGTCGCCCATTCGCGTTCCTTCGCTTCGATGTGCCGGCGCCACAGATGCCGGTCAATCAGTATCGCGGCAATAAAAAAAGCCGCCTGCACCAGAAACGCGGTCACAAACAGCGTGATCATCCGAGATATTCCACCTTTCGCCTTTTCGCCATGCGGTCCAGCTTGTCGATGTGCCGCTGCACCATTTCGCGTTCCGTCGGATGCTTCGGCGGTTCAGGCTTCGCCGGCGACGGCCGGCTCATCGCCCAATAGCGCAGCGCGTCCGGGACGTGATCAAGTTCGTGCTCTGCCACGTCTTCGGGGTTGTGATCGTCGTGGATCATGGCCGGAATCGCCTCGATGGTCTGGATGCACGTCGAGAACACCCGCAGCTTTGCGGTCGTGTAGGTTTTGCCCGTCACCGGGTCGACCACTTCGATCGGTTTGAGCCAGTCGCGCAGACGTTTCCAGCCGTTGACGCGCTCCTTGTTCGCCTGGATCAGCGGCACGCCCTCTTTGGCGAAGATTTCGGCCGGCGATTCGTTCGTATCGACCTTCGACTTGTTCCAGAACGACGTATCCCCGACGGAATAATCAATGACTTCATCGCCGGTGAGCTGCTTCACGAGCTGCGCCTGTTCGCGGGATAGCAGTTTCTTGCGAACCGCCTCACGATATACATAGGCGAAACCCTGCCGGTCAACGGCGATCCATAGGCAGACGAAGGGGTCTGTATATCCCTCGTCCAGCGCCCGGTATCTGCGCCATTCGCGCGGGATTTCGAACGGCTCGACGACGTGAATCGGCCGGCTCCATTCTTCGAAATATTGGCCTGCAAACGTGTCCCAGTCGCCCTCGAGAAGCTGCTTGCGCTCTTTGTCCGACAAGCTCATTAACCGGGCCACATAATCAGGATCAACTTCCATCAGTTTCTTGTTATCGCTGACGCGCGCCGGGATGAAGATGCGTCGGGACACAATCGGTTGCCCGGCTTTCGGATGATCGGCCGGGTAATACATCGGATCGCCGTCGTCCGTCGTCTCCTGTACGACATGCACCCTTTCCGGCGGCCCGATGTCGATAAACCGCTTTTTTACCCACGCGTGCCCCTCGCCGCCCGGGTTTGTCGTCGACTTAACGAAACGCGGGTACGGCTTCGCGCCCCGGATGCGGGAAAGCATGAGCTTGTACCACTTTTCCTTGAATTGGGTCAACTCTTCCCAGCGAACAACGTCATATTCCGCGCCGGCGTATTTGAGGTAATCGTCATCATGGTCCCATGCCGCAAGCTCGATAATAGAACCATTTGCCAGCGTCCAGATGTGCTTTGATGCGTTATACTTTGCCAGCTCCGGAGGGTAAACTTGCAACGTCCTCGCGATGATGGAGCGCTCAAGGTCCGGGAACTTCCGGCGAAAGATAATCTGCCGCGACTGCGGATATTGCAGACCGTAATAAAGCGCGTCCCATATGGTCGCTTCGGTCTTTCCGCCGCCCGCGGCGCCTCCATAAAGCAGCTCGTCAACGTTCGTTGTCTGGTGATAAAGCTGTTGCCGCGGTTGCGGTTCGTACGGAATGACGATCTTCATCACGCATCACCCGGCGGCTTCATCTTGTCGCTGAAAACAACCGTAATCGGGCCGCCACCTTCTCCGGTGATTTCCTGCTTCACCTTTTCCGTGTACATGTTCCCCATCTCAAGCAGCATCTTCCGATCCTGATGGCATTTCGGATCAGAAATCGCGAATTCGATTGTAGCGGCCAGCACCTTCGCAATGTTCTGCTTCACGACCTCAAATTGCACGCGGTTGTAATAGGCGACAAATTGAGGCTTGCGGAACATCTTGTAATACGCCTCGCGGCTGATTTCGGCCACTTGACAAATTTGGGTGATGTTTTTGTATCGGTGCGCCGGATCACACAAGACGTCAATCAGTTTTTTCTCCTTCGCCGTCGGCTTGTAATTGTCAACGTTTGCGCCCGCGAGAACGTCCGTCATCGTGCTTCACCCCCTCCCAGGTTGATGCGGTCTTTCTTTCGCTTCGCCCACCGAATCGCAGCGGGCAAGTCGATATGATGCCGGCCATAGCACGTATAAAGGATCATCGTGTTGTCACGCATGCCATACCTCCACCACACACCGGCCAGCTCGATATAACCGCGTTTTTTATGCGTCGGTCTTTCTGCGTGCTGCCGGAGCAGCTCAACCAGTTCGTTGCGCTCAGTCCTCTCGACCCGCTGACAGTAGCGTTCGAAGGCGTGTCTTGTCAGGATGAATTCATTCACTGTTCACACTCCTTTTTGTAAATAAAAAAAAGAGCCCAAGGCTCTGACATTGTCGTGTTCGGGATGCGGGCAGGGATTTGCACCCTGCATGGTGTGCCTCCGCGCCGGTGCTCGATTTCAGGTCGAGTCGTTCACACCTCACGCCATAGCGTCTACCTATTCCGCCACCGCATCCCTTAATGGTCGCGCCCTAACCCCTTCAAGCGCTGTGCCCTAGCCCCCTAGTACATGGCATGGGTTCCCACATATTCCCGCCCCATATCGCCCCACATAAGCTACGTGGCACGTAGCCTTTCGGCTCGACAGGGCATTCCGTCCATCCGGACGGCGACCATAATAGCTATATTGCGGCACTCGCGTCCGGGAATTGCCTCGCGGTTCCCTCCCGGTTGGTACGCTGTGCCGCTTTCCCGCCGCTCCGGATATCGTCCTGCACGCCATCCGTGGACAGAGTGCGCAGACGATGCGGCGAGATGCGTCGTCATCCTTTGGATACACGACTTCGACACTACCATTTTAGCACGCAAATTTCGGCTTGTCCGGCCTTTCTTCGGCATAATTCCGGCACATTTCCGGTATATTTTCGGCATCACCCTGCGAGTCGGGCAAATTCCTGCTCAGCTTTCTTCTGCCAGGACCGGAATGTGCGCTCCGCGATCTTTAACTCCGCGGCTACCTCAGACGGTTGTTTACCTTCCACGTACCGCAGCCGCAGCACCCGTGCCAGATCCGGCTTGTAATTCTCCAGCGCCGCCAGCACCGTGTCCACCCGCTCGATCTCCGCCCGAAGGTCCTGATACTCGGTCAGTCTGTCCAGCACCGCGTCGATGTCATCGCGCACGTCCCAGCCGCGCGCCGCGATCACCTTCCGAATCTTCGCCCGCAGCTCCCGCAGCAGCTGCTCGTCCTCTTCGTCCGCGCCCTCACGCGGCACTGCCGCCAGCTGCGCCCGGGTGCCGGCCGGGTACCGGGTGAGGTACGCGTGAGCCACGCTCTCAAGCTGCTGCTCTTTCGCGCTGAGGTACAGGTAGCTCGGCAGACCGCGCAGCCGGCGATGCAGCTCCTGCAGGTGGTCGTCCTCATTGAGCCGGCTGATCGTGATGCCGGCGCCGACACTGTACGTCGACAGCACCTGCAGCCGGGCCTGTTTCTGGCGGTATTGGCTCAGGAGCTCAATGGCTTGTTGTTCGGTCACGCTTCACCGCCCCCTGTCTTCTTTGGTTGAACTGATCCGGCGTCCGCAGCACGTACTCCCGCCCGGAGACGCGGATTATGGTCGGAACACTCTTTTTCACTTTGAGTACCGTGACAATGGGCCGGTATCTGTCGCCGGGTTTCGGCTGCTTGTAAATCACCCCTCACACCTCCCGCTGCGGCAGTCCATCCCGTACACGCTCGCCTCATCCGGCGCCGCCACCAGCTCCACGCCCGGGCCGCAGTGCTCACAGTACGTCTGGTTGTCCCGCAGCTCCCCCGGGCGGCCGCATTGTTTGCAGAGGTATGTTGTGATCTCACCCAGACCGCCGCAAATCTCACAAGATATCGGCTCCGCATTTGGTCCGATACCGTCATACCATCCTCCGCGACCGTCACACACTTCGCACTTCATCGTCCCATCTCCTCCCGTTCCATCCGTTCGATCTCACGCTTCAACCAGCGCATCTTCCGTATGACCCATCCTTGCGCTCGCCATATCCATTGACCGAAGGTCATG